AGTGCCCAAAAAGGCACCGTGGGTGGTGACCAAAAGGGCACCCTATCTATATCCCATCAACTAGATCCCTCTATATCTTCTTTACTATCTAAAGATAGTAAACAAGCTATAGATACCGATATTGATGAAAAAAAGGTAAATGCAAAAGGCAAGCAACTGCCACCGGAGCTAGACACGCATCGAGACTTGATCCATGCTTTCTGGAAAATTAAAAAAGGTTCTAAAGGCGACATCGCTTGGAAGCTTTTGTGCACAGAGCTGTTAAAATTCCACAACCAGCTTGGTCCGCTGGTAGTTGAAGAGCAGTTAACTCAAGCGATCAACGGCAAATGGGCTGGTGTTAGCTTTACCCGACACCTACAATTCAATCCACATTTAGTAACTATTACCCATTCAAGTTCACCTGAATACAGTATCCGCTAATGGAACTTTTTGAGCCCAAACTAGTCAACGCTTACATCTGGGCATGTTCTGAGAAAAAAGATCGCTCACTGCCACAGAAAATTGTTTTTCGTGCAACGACAGATCCGTCATTTGACAGGCTTTTGGTTGATCACAATCAACTAAGCTCCTTCCCTGTTGGGAAGTATGACGAAATGGCTCGCTGGAGTACCTATTGCCAAGCAATAGATGGAATACATGGCGGTCTTGCTCGTTATGTTTTGCATCCACTAGCAGACCAAGCCATGCAAAAAGTAATCAGAGGTGCCTACTAATGGTTTTAAGCCCACTTGAGACGTTTGAAGGTGCTGGCACATTGCTAGCAAAAATGGTTGCAAAAGGTCGTTGCACCATTGAAGATTTAGACAAACCACCAGCAGGAATGATTCCTGAGGCAGAATACAGAAATCTTTTGCGTGATTGGATTGCTGTTAATCCACAGAAATGGAGTGAGATCTTAGATGAGTACAACGTTTTAGCTGAACCAGCAGTTGAAGCTGGACCGTCACCGCGTGATTTTTTAACCAACCAACTCCCTTTCTGATGCCGCGTTTTTACAACCGCAAAATTGAAATACGTTTTGATGATTTTGCAATTGAGCAAATTGATGAGGCTGCTGCTAGGTCTAACCTGTCAAGAGCTGAATTTATACGCAATGCTTCAACCAGTGCTTCAAGCGTTTTAAGCCAACCTCAGGCGCCTACGATCGCCACGAAGCAGGCTTTGACCGTCAGTGCTTATCATGCCCTAGTACAGCATGTTTACCGCAGCATGGGCGGCTCTATCGCCCGCATACAAGTTGAAACTTGCGTTGCAGCAACAGTGCAATATTTATTTTGATTTGGTACTATATCCTTGTATTGCTATTTCTGTTAAAAAATGACATTAATTCAAGATCTTAAGTCTGATCAAAGAAATGCTCGTAAACGCACCGATCGTTCTGCATCATTAATTGCAGAATCACTTAAACGGTTTGGCGCAGCGCGGTCTATTGTTATTGACGAAGATGGTCGCATCCTTGCAGGTAATGGCACAGTTGAAGGCGCTAAAGCAGCAGGTATTAGCAAAGTGCGCATTATTGAAGCTGAAGGCGATGAATTAATTGCTGTTAAGCGATCTGGTTTATCTGAAGAGCAAAAAATTGGGCTATCGCTTGCCGACAATCGTACTAGTGATTTAAGCGAATGGGATGCAATAATGCTAGAGCAGCTTAGTGAAACGCATGATGTTAGCCCGTGGTTTGAAAAAGAAGATTTAAATGCTATTTTATATAACAATGATACAGTTGAAACATCTACTAAAGAATATGAAGGATCTAAAGAATTAGAGTCAGAAGCTTTTTCTGAGTTTGACAACACTTGCCCTCGTTGTGGTTTTGAATTTGATTCATGACAATTATTAAACGTCCTTTTAGAGTCTACAATTCTTGGAAGTTAACAGATCTTGCTACTATTCCAAAAAATGGATTAACAGTTTTTAGCTGTTTTCATTGTGGCGGCGGATCTAGCATGGGCTACAAACTAGCAGGCTTTAATGTTTTAGGCGGTATAGAGTTAGACCCTGAAATTATGTCTATTTATCGGGCAAACCATTACCCTAAACATAGTTATCTTATGGGGGTACAACAATTTAATAAAATACCCTTAGACGAATTGCCTGATGAATTAAAAAATCTTGATATTCTTGATGGTTCACCACCGTGTTCTGTTTTTTCAATGGCAGGTAAACGTGAAAAAAAATGGGGCGCTGAACATCATTTCCGAGAAGGCCAAACAAAACAAAAACTTGATGATTTATTTTTTGATTTTATTGAAATAGGTTGTCGGTTACAACCTAAAATAATTGTAGCTGAAAATGTAAAAGGTTTAATTATGGGCAATGCAAAAGGATATGTTAAAGAAATTTTTACTGCTTTCCGTGAAGCAGGATATGATGCTCAATTGTTTTTGCTAAACTCTGCTTGCATGGGGGTACCACAAGCACGAGAAAGAACTTTTTTTATTGCAAGACGCAAAGACTTAAGCTTTTCATCGTTAAAACTTGCTTTTAATGAACCTCAAGTGCCTATTGGTAAAGCAATTGAAAATGTTGTTAATCATGGCAAAATTACTCAATTAACAGCAGAAGCAAAAAAATTATGGGAAAAAGTAAAACCAGGCGAAACATTAAGCAAAGCACACCCTAAAGGACATTTTTTTAGTGAATATAAAGCACATCCTGGGCGGCCATGTACTACACTTACTGCTAGTAATGTACCAATACGTTGGGACCAACCTCAAAGATTTAGCGAAGGTGAATTAAAAATTGTTCAAAGCTTTCCCGATGATTACAATTTTTTAAAAACTAAACCTGGTTATGTTATGGGCATGAGCGTTCCACCTTTTATGACTCAGCGAGTTGCTTTAGAAATTGGGCGTCAGTGGTTCAACCTGGAATACGACTAATGGCAGCTCAACGCGGACCAAAAACTGAAACTATTGATCGTGCAGCACGATTTGCACGAATCATTGCTAATGGTGGCCGTCGATCTGATTGCATCAGATATGCGAGCGAAAACTGGGGGATAGGCGAAGCAGCTTGCGGAAGGCTATTAGCAATGGCAAGGGACCAGTTAAAAGCTGATTGGGATATTGAACGCCCTCAAATGATTGCTGACTTACTGAGTCAACTAAGCACCTTACAGATGGAAGCTAGACGTGCCGGGCAGTTTCATATTGCTCTTGGCGCAATCAACACGGCTGCTAAATTAGCGCAACTTTGTTCATGAGTATTCTCGCTGCATTCCCAGTTGGCAATATTCTTCAACAAATAAATCATGGCAGCGGTAAAATTAATATGGAAGAAGTCTTAGATCGCATACGAGCAGATTTGCACCCAGGGCAACTTGATTTTGTAAATGATCAAACTACCCAGATTCTTGGCGTATCAGCAGGCTATGGCGCAGGTAAGACCAGAGCGTTGTGTGCTAAAGCTATATGTCTTGCAGCAGCTAACCAAGGCTTTATTGGTGCGGTGATGGAACCCACAGGTCCTTTAATCCGTGATATCTGGCAAAATGACTTTGATACTTTTTTGGATAATTACGAAATACCGCACAGCTTTAGAGCTTCGCCATTACCTGAATATGTGCTGCATTTACCGTTAGGTGATACCAAGATCCTGTGCCGTAGCTTTGAGAACTGGACACGTATTATTGGTTTAAACCTTGCGTGGGTATTAGCAGATGAAATCGATACTGTTGCACCATCTATCGCGAGTCGTGCATTTCCTAAAATCCTTGGTCGCTTACGTGCTGGCAACGTAAGGCAATTTGGTGCCGCATCAACACCAGAAGGCTTCCGCTGGATGTTTAATACTTTTGCCAGTGAGGACGCATTATCACGTACTGATCGAAAGCTGATCAAGATGCGTACTGCGGATAATCCGCACTTACCGCCTGATTTTATTGAGCGGTTGCAAGCTAACTACGACCCAAACTTATTACGTGCTTACCTTGATGGCGAGTTTATAAACCTTACGACTGGCACTGTTTACGACAGGTTTGATAGGGCTAAACATGTAGTAACGCAATTGCCAGATTACAGTGAAGAACCATTGCGTATTGGCGTTGACTTTAACATCGGCAACATGTCGGCGGTTATTGGTATTCGTAGCGGCAAAGGATTATTAATAATTGACGAGATCAGCGGTGCGCATGATACTGATGCGTTAGGTGCCGAGATCCGCAGGCGATATCCAGCCCATCGGCTTTATGGCTACCCAGATGCAAGCGGCGGTAATCGTTCTACCAATGCAACGCAAACCGATATTCAGATATTGGAGCAATATGGCATCAGCAACCAATCGCCTAAAGCCAATCCGCCTGTGCGTGATCGTGTCGCAGCAGTGCAAGCATTACTTGAAAATGGTAAAGGCGAGCACCGGCTGAAGATTAACAGCACCTGCAAACGTATGATCGAATGTTTAGAACTGCAATGCTATAGCTCTAACGGCGCACCAGATAAGGAAGGCGGACATGACCACATGACAGACGCGCTCGGCTACTTAGTATGGCGTGAGTTCAACCCGCTACACGCTGGGGCTGGGCGCGGTACAGGCATTAGAATCTATTAACAAAAGGCCGGTTGCATGTACACAGGTTTTAATTTCTACGACCGGCCTGCTGCTGACCGCAAGGTCACGCGTGTTAGCGATCCGAATACCGCATGGTATGCGCAAGAACCGCATTGGATGCTGATTGAAGATTTGATGGGCGGCACCTATGGGATGAGGCGCAGGCACCGCCGCTACTTGCCGCAGGAGCCACGCGAACAGGATGAGTCTTATGATAATCGCCTAGCACGTAGCGTAGTTCCACCGTACTATCAACGCTTAGAACGTATGTTAGCAGGGATGTTAACACGTAAGCCCGTTAGGTTAAATGATACCAGCGACAACATACGTGAACAACTATTTGACGTCGATTTGCAGGGGAATGACCTAAATGTTTGGACATATGAGTCAGCCCGCAAGTTGGTGCGTTACGGCCACATTGGAACATTAGTTGATGCACCATCAGATGGCGGCAGGCCGTACTGGTGCACCTACACACCACGGCAAATATTAGGCTGGCGCACTGAAGCAAAAGACGGGCAGCAGCAACTCACAATGCTGCGTTTACTAGAATCTGTAATTGTGCCTGATGGTGATTACGGTGAGAAGGCAGTGCAGCAGGTTCGGGTCTTAACACCAGGCGCGTATGAGCTACATCAAAAGCAAGATAACAGCGAGTTTAAAATTGTAGAAGAAGGTAATACAAGCTTAAGCGATATACCGTTTAGCGTTGCATACAGCAACCGTGTTGGTTATTTAGAATCAAGGCCACCATTAGAAGATATCGCAGAACTAAACCTTAAAACCTATCAAATACAATCAGATCTTGACAACCAGCTACATATATCAGCAGTGCCGATGTTGGCATTCTTTGGCTTCCCGTCAGCAGCAGAAGAAGTATCAGCAGGCCCAGGAGAGGCTATTGCATTTCCCGCAGATGGTCGGGCCGAATATATAGAACCAGGTGGTACCAGTTTTGAGTACCAATTCAAACGGTTAGAGCAGCTTGCAGGGCAGATTAATGAGCTTGGTTTATCAGCAGTGTTAGGGCAAAAGTTAAGCGCCGAAACAGCAGAAGCAAAAAGAATTGACCGCAGCCAAGGCGACAGCACCATGATGGTAATTGCGCAGAATATGCAAGACATGATTGATAACTGCTTACGCTTCCATGCTGAATATCTTGGCACTACTGAGGCGGCTGGCAGTTGTCATGTAAATCGTGATTTTATTGGCGCAAGGCTAGAACCTCAAGAGATCCAGGCATTACTACAGCTTTATACCGCTGGCACCATTACGCAAGAAACACTACTGGAGCAACTTGCTAACGGTGAAGTGTTAGGCGATGATTTTGATGTAGAAGAAGAACTAAGCGCAACTGCTAACGGAGGGCTGAATGACGATACCGGCAGCCCTATTTCGTAACGCAATTGATTTAAACCGTTACAGCAATAGTGTAGGGCGACAAGTAATCACAACTTACAATAATATTATTATTGATGCGGTAAACCAACTACGAACAATAGATGAATTAGCAGCACCAGTAAAAGCAGCAAGGTTACGTGCAATACTTGCCCAGCTCAAAGACAGCCTTAATACATGGTCGGGCGATAGTACTGCTATCACTGCAAGCGAACTGCAAGGCTTAGCAGAACTCCAATCAGATTTCGTTACCGATCAACTGCGGAAGGCATTACCGGCAGGAGCGCGAAGCGTAGTGAATACAGTTGAAATCAGCCCGCAGTTTGCGCAATCAGTAGTTACAACTGATCCGACACAGATTAATGTCGTGGCATTATCGGATGATTTATATAAATCCGTCTATGGCGTGGAAGCGTTAGCCAATCAAGCAGGCACTGGAACATTTAACCTCACGGCAGCAAAAGGCGCAACAATCACGTTGCCTAACGGTGAGGTGGTAAGTAAAGCATTCCGCGGTATTGCTGTTGATCAAGCTGAACGGTTCAGTCAGGTGGTACGCAATGGGCTTCTGACAGGTGAAGCTACGCCAAAGATTGCAGCTAGGCTCATTGGGCAATTGCAATTTGGCGAAACAGCAAAAACTTCACGTCAGCTAATTGCAGCAGGTGGTGAACTTACCGCTGTAGCTAACAACCAGATCATGGCACTTGTGCGTACAAGCATTAATCAAGTCGCTAATGCTGCCAGCCAACAAGTATATGAATCAAACCAAGACATTACTAAAAAATATCGTTACATCGCAACACTTGACACCAGAACTAGCGCAA